GACTATCCTGGAGTAAATAGACAGGATGGAGCTGACAAAGTTAAAGTTGCTCCTAAAAGACCAGGTGATTCAAGCTTAGGTGATAAAAATCCTCTTAAAAAGAAAAAATAGTAACCTTAAAGGAGAAATTAATATGATACAAGCACCAGCATGGGCAAAAGATGCTATTCCAACTCCTAGGGGTTGGGTGAGAAAACCCGGAGGTGAATTGCTGAAATCACAAAAGATTAGTGATGCAGAAATTGCAGAGTATGTAGGAGTATCAGCTCCTGCTCCTGCACCAGCTCCACCACCTAGACCAGCTCCACAGCCTGCACCTCTTAATGAAGCACCTCCGTCAAAAGACCTGATGTCTTATACTAGGAGAGAGCTTGAAGCGATGGCAGAACAGTATGGTTTAGAATTACAAGGTAATTATACTAAAACACAACTTTCAGAGGCGCTCGAAGCACACTTGTTAAGCGAATAGATAAATTAACATTTATCTAAAGGTTTATTATGTTTGACGAGTTAACTGAAAAAAATCTATTATTATACGCTGCTAGACATTATCATAATCCTCTGGGTGCAAGCTCAGAGGAATTTGAAGAAGATCTTAAAAAGTTTAAATACATCAAGCGTTTAGTCAATCGCTATCTTGAAACTAATGAATTAGCTGAACGCTTGATAATGAATCACTTGATAGTAGTGTTTAATGTTTTCGGTATTGAAGCTGGTGTTAAAATTTTAGGACTAAAGCTGGAAGGTAGACACTGGCCAGTGATCAAGCCATTCCTAGTCTATTTGAAATATTTACAGTCTGATGAGTTTACCAACATAGCAATGGACGAAAACGTAGTTAGTATTTTAAGGAAAGAATTTAGATGAGTCTAGTAACAAGAGCAGCAGATCTATTTTATACATTTAGATTCTTAAAACTGTTAGTCACGCCATGGGACAAGATGGAAGCATATAATCTTGGCTTAGTGGATGAGAATGGTAAAAGAATCAAGAGTGTTAAGATAGATGATTCAAAGAAAAAGGCAGCCTATACTCCTTTTCATAGATTGGTGTTCAATGTTAAAAGACTTATCAATAAAGCACCTGGCGGTAAGACAAAGATTGCATCTTACCTCGCAGGTCTATATCTTATAAAAGAAAAATACAATTTAGATGAAGACAGTCTTCTTAAGATTGTAGAAGAATCAGGTTATGAACCACTTGATTTTTTATCTGAATCTATATGTGAGTGGTTTATACTTGAAGACAAGATGATATCTCCGGGTAGGTACAAAGTACGTGAAAGTAAGATAGTTCTCAGTACATATGAAGAGATAGTTAATCCTAAAGATTCAGTGATAATAGAACCACATTGTTATCCAGTCGGTGAAATTTTCGGTATTGACGTTTATAAGGTTGTACATGAAAGAACTAATCAAGATCTTTATGTCACTTTAAGCGACCTGTACAAGTGAAAAATTATAAATATTCTACACAGGACATCGTATGAAAAAGACAGACGAAAATGTAGCCGCACCTTCCATGAATACATCAGCTGTTCCAGGAGCCGGTGATGATTCTAGCACAGTAGTTGTTAGAAGAAAAAAGAAGAAGAAAGGCCCAGGACACTATGAAGAAATTATTGCAGTTGATAGAAGACTGAAAGATCAATCTCAGCCTAGACTGCTCAAACGATTTAGAAAATTCGCAGAGGAGAATAAATAATGCTTTCAATATTAGGATCTCTAATAGGATTTGCCGGTTCTGCCATTCCATCAGTAACCGACATTTTCAAAGAAAAAGATTCACGTAAACATGAATTGGAAAAAATGAAAGCCATGGCCGCTCTTAAAAAAGAAGGCATGGATTTTGATCTTAAGATGTTTGAGGCTAAGGCCAATGATGAAGAGCATAAAAGACTTATGGCTCATGACATCGCCATTTCTCAAGGAACTGGCTTCATGTCTGGTTTACAGAAGTCCGTCCGTCCAGTCATTACTTATTGTTTCTTTGGTTTGTTTGCAATGATAGAGATCACTCTATTAATGGATGCAATCGAGAACAATGTCGAATTCAGTAGTGCGATTAAACTCCTGTGGGATGAAGATACTAAAGCAATATTTGCTGCTATCATCTCATTTTGGTTCGGTTCTCGTGCACTAGAGAAGTCGCGCAAGAAGTAAATCAAATAAATATTTCCTTTACAAATATGTTGTTCTATGGTATAATAGAACAATCAATCAGTTATACGTTCACACTCAGGAGTTATCAATGTCTTGAAATCAATTACCCACCCAGTACCAGCAGTTCATCCACCTTTCAAGATACTCCCGGTGGTTACCTGAGGAACAGAGACGGGAACATTGGTCAGAGACAGTTTCTAGATATTTTGATTTTTTTGAAGAACACGTACGTGATATGCATAGCTTCGAAATTAAGAAAGATGTACGACAAGAATTAGAAGAAGCTGTTCTCGACACTAGTGTTATGCCATCTATGCGATGTCTTATGACAGCAGGAGAAGCACTAAAGCGCGAAAATATAGCAGGTTACAACTGCTCATATGTAGCAGTTAATAGAGTACAAGCGTTTGATGAAATCTTATACGTTCTTATGAATGGAACTGGTGTAGGATTTTCAGTTGAACGCCAACACGTTTCAGAACTTCCAGTAGTAGCGGAAGAATTTTTTCAAACAGACACCACGATTGAAGTTGCAGACAGTAAGCTTGGTTGGGCTAAAGCTCTAAAAGAACTTATTGCCATGTTGTATTCTGGTCAGATTCCTAAATGGGATTTGTCTAAAGTACGACCGGCAGGGACGCCGTTAAAAACTTTTGGTGGTAGAGCATCAGGTCCAGAACCTCTTGATAGGTTATTTCAATTCACTTCAGAAGTACTTCAAAATGCAGCAGGAAGAAAACTTTCATCATTAGAATGTCATGACATTGTATGCAAGATTGCAGAGATCGTTGTAGTTGGTGGAGTTAGAAGATCTGCATTGATATCATTATCAAATCTATCTGATGATAGAATGAGACATGCTAAAGCTGGTCAATGGTGGCAAGACCATGGGCAAAGAGCCCTTGCAAATAATTCTGCTGCATACACAGAACAACCTGATATCGGCGTATTCATGGATGAATGGAAAGCGTTGTATGATTCTAAATCAGGCGAAAGAGGTATGTTTAATCGAGTGTCTGCGACAAAGCAGGCTCAAAGAAATGGCAGACGAGACACTGAAGGATATCAATATGGTACCAATCCTTGTTCAGAAATCATACTAAGAGATAGAGAGTTTTGTAATCTTAGCGAAGTAGTCATTAGACCAAATGACACAGAAAAAACTTTGATGAAGAAGGTTGAACTTGCTACTATTCTCGGTACTATTCAATCTACACTTACTAACTTTAAATACGTGTCAAAACACTGGAAGAAAAACTGTGAAGAAGAAAGACTTCTTGGCGTTTCTTTAACTGGTATCATGGACAGCGAGCTAACGAACGGTAAGAAGAAAGGACTTGATGAGCTTCTTACAAAGCTTAGAGACTATGCTATCAAAACTAACAAAATATGGGCAGAAAAAATTGGAATTCCTGTATCCGCTGCTATCACTTGTGTTAAACCCTCCGGAACAGTTAGTCAGTTGGTTGATGCTGCTTCTGGTATTCACGCTCGTCATAACCCCTATTATATTAGAACTGTAAGAGGAGATAAGAAAGATCCTCTTACTAAGATGATGGCTGATGCTGGATTTCCAATAGAAGATGATGTAATGAATCCCAGTCATACGTCAGTATTTTCATTTCCAATGAAAGTTGACAAAAAGGCTGTGTTTAGAACTGACATGACTGCAATCGAACAATTAGAAGTTTGGCTTACTTATCAAAAGCATTGGTGTGAACATAAACCCTCCGTAACGATATCTGTTAAAGAGCATGAATGGATGGAGGTAGGAGCCTGGGTGTGGAGAAATTTCGACTGGATGAGCGGTGTTTCGTTTTTACCGTTTAGCGATCATACTTATAAACAGGCTCCTTATCAAGATTGTGATCTTAAAGAATATCAAAAACTTCTAGAGTCTATGCCTAAGAGAGTAGACTGGAATAAATTAGCTGAATATGAACAAACGGACATGACTATCGGAGCACAAGAACTTGCTTGTGCAGCTGGATTTTGCGAAATTCAGTAAG